GGTCGTCGGGATGCCCGCGCCCTCCTCCACGCGCTTGAGCTCCTTGTCGTCGTCCGTCGGAACGGACGCGATGGAGCGGTAGTCCATGCCGTCAAAATTCGTCACGGTCGCAGTGATGTCGGGCAGGATGTCGCTTTCCATGCCCTGGCGCACCACGCGGGAGACGAACTCCGGGAACAGCACGGACGATTCGCTCGTGTGGAAAAACTTTTCCACCATGTCGCTGCCCGCGCCCTTGACGTGGATATCAAAGCGCTTGAGCTGGCGCTGGAAGGCGTCGAGTCCCTCGAGCGCCGTGCCCTTGTAGTTCTCGCTCGGGTCGAGCGATTCGAGCACCTTCAGAAAGCTCTTGCCGCTTTGACCGTACATACCCTTTTCGAGCTTCACATTTTCATACTGATAAGCCATTTGTCCTTCTCCTCCTTAAAGCTTGATGACAGCCTTGCCCGCCGCGCTGTCCACGCTCAGCACAAGATAGCTGCTGCCGTTCTGGTTGTCGCCCGGCTTGCTCACGCCGCCCAAGCCGTCCGCCACCAGCTCGCTAAAGCCTACCGCAGGCGCCGTGCCGCTGTACTTCACGCTCGCAAGGCCGCCGAGCTGCACCGTGCAGGCCTTGCCGTCATGCGCGACGGCGCTCACCACGCCGCAGAAGCCGTCGCCCGCCGTGCACTTGCCCACCGTGCCGTTCGCGCTCACCTTCACAATGTCGCCCTCGCTGACCGCGCCGCAAACAAACGTTGCGCACCACTCGCCGATGCCCTCATAAGAAATGCTCATACCGTTCCTCCTTGATCTGTTGTTCTATCCAAAAAGCGCCGCTGCTTTTTGTTCCTTTTCACACGCGAAAGTCGCTCTCGTCCTCCGCCGCTTTCGTCTTCTCGCCGTAAGTGAGCTGCGTGCGCAGCCCCAGCTTTTTCGCCATCTTCCCGCGATACAGCTTCTCCATCTCCTTGAGCTCGCTCTCGTCGAGCTTTTCCGCGAGCTTTTCAACGGCCTCTCCATCCGCCTCCTGCTCGCACACGAGCATCAGCCGCTTCACCTCGCCGCGCAGCTCACTCAAGTAACGCTTACCGACCTCCGCCTGCTTTTCAAGGCTTTCAAGCTCCCTCTGGTTCGCTCTCGACCCGCGCCGCTTGACGAACGTCTTGAGCGTGCCCGCGTCCTCTCCGCCGCAGCGCTTTAAAACGCCCGCTCTCGGCTGCGCCGGCACCGCTACAAAGCTCCACTCATACGCGTCCTGCGCGTTTACAAGCTCCGCGCAGCACACCTTGCCGCCGTACACTTCGCCCTTTTTGTGCGCGCAGGTGTTGATGTCCTCACCACAGATGGAGCACACGCACCTTTCCACGCTGCACCCCACGCTCACTTCCTTTTTGATGCCGCCCTCGATCTGCGCGATCAGCGCGTCGTTCTCGCCGCCACGCAGCATATACGCATAGCCCTTGAGATAGCAGCGCCCCTCGCCCTGCGAGCAAACGTCCTCTTCCTCCACGATCTCCGTGCGGTAGATGCGCGCCGCCTGCCCCTTCGTCGTCCACTCGTGGTCAAAAATGCCGCTTTTGCCCACAAACAGCTCCGCGAGCTCTTCGAGCGTCGCGCGCGGAAAGCGCTCGCCGTCCCGGTCCACCTCGTTGTCGCACAGCCGCACGGCAAAGGTGTAGACCTCGTCCTCTTTGAGCGCGCGCTTCGTGAACTGATTGATGATTGTCAGTTCCTCGCGCGTCACTATGCTGTTTTTGAGCCCATTGCTCTCTTTTCTCACTTCCATGCTCATTTCCCCTCCGCTTCATCATTTTCCTGCCTGAGCTTTCGCGCCTGCTGCAAGTAGAGTGCCGCTTTGGCCTCCTCCACCTCATCCTGCAGGTTGATGTCCTCCCAGTCCACCACCGCACGGCAGCCGTAGCCGTGCATCCTAAGCCACAGCGTACAGACGCGCTCGATGACCGGTTCGAGCGTGCGCCGCAGCGCCGTGATCTCGCTTGTCAGCATATCCGCCTGCTGCGAGCTCATCCGCTCGGTCGATGACCAGCTCAGCCCCAGCATAAACGGCGGCAGCCCCGTCTTCGCCACCAGCTGCTCTAAGATCTGCCGTACCGGCGTCTCGCTGTCGAGGATCTGGTTGTCCGCGCCGATGGCCTTGATCGATACATCGCCCACCGATACAAAGTCGCGCACGCTGCCGTTTCTGCCCTCCTGCATCGCCCGCGACCATTCCTCGGCGATCTGCTCGGCGCGCTCCTGTGCTGCCCCGCGGTCGAGCTCGCCGTCCTGCGGCTTATAGGTCACCGCGAAGCGCACATTGCCGCAGCGGTCCCAGTTCTTTCCCATCGCGTCGTAAATTTTCAGCAGCAGCCCCGTTAAGTACGGCATCGAGCGCAGCATTGAAACGCCGTAGGGATGCTCCATCTCTGGATTGAGCGGTGTGAAGAGCAGCAGATCCTGATACTCCAGTGGCACGCTGCGCCCGCCGCCATCCACACCGCACAGGCAGAATTCGAGCGGATTGTCCCCCTCGCGCACCTCCACCTGCGAAACGTCCGCGCACAGCACCGCAGCGATCTCGCGTCCTTCCGCGTCCGGTACGATCTCGCCTACCGCGCGCCCGCAGGTCAAAAGCGAATCGAGGTAACAGTCCAAAAAGGCGTTGATGCCCCTCTGCCCTCTGCCCACCGGTACCTCGCGTAAAAAGCGCTGCAAGCCCTGCTCCGCCCGCTCGTTGCCGCATGCCACGCGCACGCCGCCCGTCAGCCGGATCAGCTTGCAGATGGCCGCGTCCACCACCGGCACCGCCTCGCGCACCTCGCGGTAAAGCGCTGTCTCCCCATCCAGCAGCGGCACATAGCTCTCAAGCCGTCCGAATGTACTGCGTCCGCCGCTGCGCAGCTGCACGGCGGTCTCGCCGCCCGTGCTTCTCTCCTTCTGCCAGGGTACTTTCATCCTGTCCTCTCCTTTTCCGTTTTGTTCATCGCGCCGCGCGCTCCACCGAGCGCATCGCAATGCCGCCTCCGCGTTCCTTTTTCGCGATCGACACGGCAAAATACCGCATCTCATCCATCGCGTGATCTCTCTCCTTTTTCGGCCGGTCTCTTCCCGTTCCGCTGTCCTCCCAGCAATACGCCGCGATCTCGGCAAGGCAGCTCTCGCAGCCCTCGCAGATCACGATCTTTCGCTGCTTCAATAGGTTCGCCGTCACGCGGATACCGTCCGCCACATCGTTGTCCGCCTTGCTCACGGGGAAGCCCTCGCGCCGCAGCGCCTCGATAAAGCTCGCCGCCGACGGGTCGACGATCACCTTTTCCACCGTCTCCCCCGCTGCGAACTTTTTAAGGTCCGCCACATACTCCGCGTCCGTCTTCTGCCGCCCCTCTCTGCGCGAATCGAAGTAATACTCCCTCGCCCGGTACCACACGCCGTCCTTGAGCGCCCACAGGCCAAAACTCGTCGGATTCACCGTCCCGTAGTCGATGGAGATTCTCACCCGCTCCCACGGCTTTTCCGGCACACGAGCGCAATACTCCTGCGGCATAAAGAAGTCATAGATGATCCCCTTCGCCGCCGTCCACTCGCCCAGGATGAACCGCCGGTAAAATGTCCCGCTGTATGCCTTTTCGTACCGCGCCCGAATGCGCGGCGAGAGCGACGGATTGTCGTCCATCGTAAAGTGCAGATACAGCGCCCCGCGCTCCTCCGCGCGCAGGATCCACTCGCGGTAGAACCAGTGCATTGGCCCCTCGGGGTTGCAGTTGAACCACAGCTTGCTGCCCGATATGCTGCATCGCGCGCTCGCCTGCTCCACAAATGACCGCGGCATCAGCGCCGCCTCGTCGAACAGCACCCCCGCCAGCGTCACGCCCTGGATGAGCGCCGCGCTCCCCTCGTCGTATCCGCCGAAGAGGTAAAAGCGGTTCTCCCGCCCTCCGCTTCGCACGATCACTAAATTCTCGCTCCGCTTCTCCTCGCAGTGAAAGCCCAGCGCCGTCACCTTCGGCAAGATCTCGTGCAGCACATTTCGCCGCAGCGACACGATCGTCTTCCCGCACAGTGCAAATTGCTCGCCGCTAAAGCGCCGCATCGCCCACAGGAAAAAGCCCATCCCCATCGACAGCGTCTTCCCGCTTCGCACCGCCCCGTCGCAGATGATCGCGTCGTACTCTTGGTACCTTGGATTCGCCCACCAGGTCAT